ATAATGAATTTAGACAACAAGGAGCAAAAAGATGGGGTATCACTGAACGTGCAGCTGAGAATGTTTGGAAAGATTGTAAGGAAAGAATTAAAGCTAGGTTTGAAGAAAAGACGGAAGAAATTATCTCAGAACAACTTAGTAGGTATTTTGACCTTTTACACAGAGCTAGATTAGACAGAAACAAAAGAGTTGAAAGAGAAACATTAGCAGACATAAATAAACTTTATGGATTAGAACAAAGAAAGATTGACATAACGTCAAACGGAGAACCAATTACCATTAAAATAAACCTAACAGATTAAAAAAATTTGATATGGGTACGCGTAAAACTTCGTTTTTGACCCACCATATATATGAACACAGAGTATTATAGAAGTAAAGATAAGGATGAGTACTATACACCAGCAATACTGGTTGAACCGATTCTTAAGTACATTACACACAATTCAGTTGTATGGTGTCCCTTTGATACGTTTGAATCAGAGTTTGTTCAACAAATAACTATGGCTGGTCATAAAGTAATTTATAGTCACATACGAGATGGTTATGACTTTTTTGAATTTGAACCACCATACTATGACTATATCATATCCAATCCACCATTTACAAAGAAGTTAGAAGTGATGGACCGATTGTACAAATTGGGTAAACCTTTTGCTATGGTGATGGGACTACCCATATTAAACTATCAGAATATTGGAGAGTTTTTTCTTGATAAGGAATTACAATTGTTAATTGTGGATAAGAAAGTATCCTTTGATGGAAAGACCAGTTCATTTAACAACTCATACTTCTGTTACAAATTCTTACCAAAGGATTTGATGTTTGTTCATTTGGAACATAATAATTCAGGTAAAAATTATAAACCTTCAAGAATGTATGGAAGTAACAATTAATCCAACCAAACGTCAGAGTGAAGCATGGAAGTATCTGTTGGATAATACCACAAATGAAATATGTTTTGGTGGTGCTGCAGGTGGAGCAAAGAGTACATTAGGGTCACTATGGATTATTACCTTATGTTTACAATACCCTGGTATTAGATGTTTGATTGGACGTACAGTTCTTTCTACATTAAAACAAACAACATTCAAAACATTATTGGAAGTATTAGGTCCAAAGTTTATGAATCTACAATCTGATAATCATTACACATATAACGCACAATCAAACGTGGTTACATTCTATAATGGTTCAGAAATTATATTAAAGGACCTTGAAGATAAACCATCAGATGTAAACAAGGATAGTCTTGGTGGTCTTGAATTGACAGCAGTATGGGTGGATGAGGCAGTACAAATATCATCACTAACATATAATATATTAAAATCACGTATCCGTTTTAAGTTAAACGAATATAATTTAATACCAAAGATATTATTAACATCAAACCCTGGTAACAACTGGTTGAAGAAAGACTTTTACATACCTTGGAGAGATGGAATATTGGAACCAAATAAAGTTTTTATCCCATCATTACCGATGGACAACCCATACCTACCTGAATCATATGTTCAAATGTTAAGGGAATTACCACAACAACAAAGACAAAGACTATTGGAAGGTGATTGGGATTATATGTCAGACAAGGATGCACTATTTGACTTTGATAGTATTGCAAGTTCCACATTTAAATTTGCACCAAACCCACAAGATAAGAAGTATATGTCAGTTGACGTAGCACGATTCGGTGATGACCGTAGTGTGGTGATTGTTTGGGTGGGACTGGTGGTCACAGAAATACTTGTCTATAGAAAACTATCAACCGTAGAATTATCGTCCGAAATTAAGGAGTTAATTGCTAAACACGGAATCCATCCACAGAATATTATTGTGGACTCTGATGGCGTAGGAGGCGGAGTTAGTGACACTTTGAGAGCACAGAACTTTGTCAACAACTCATCACCACTACATGGACAGAACTTCAGTAACTTAAAATCACAGTGTTATGTTAAACTATCAGAGATGTTCAAGGAGGGAAAGATTAGTATTAACATATTGGACCCTGGTCTTGTTGAAACATTAACACAGGAATTACTAGCGGTAAAATTAAAGGATACAGATAAAGACAATAAAGTAGCAGTACAATCCAAAGATGAGATGAAGAAGATATTAGGTAAATCACCTGACTTATCTGATGCACTTATGATGAGGATGATGATAGAGGTTAAAAACCATAAAACAACAGGAAGATATTCAATTTCATTTATATGATAAAATTTAAACTTGAGGGTATAGAATATAAAGTACCAGAAAAAATAACAATTGAACATTACGTAAAGATTTTTAAGTTAAAAGACTTATTTACGGACCAATACTTTGCAGCAAAGTTGGTTAGTATTGTATGTGATGCACCATTAGATGACTTATTAGAGTCAGATTATCAAGAGGTAAACTATATTGCCTCACACATTCTTACCTTAATACCAATCAAAGACCCAAAGTTTGTGGATAGATTTGAGATTGATGGGGTACATTATGGGTTCTTTCCACGTTGGCAAGACCTATCCTTTGCAGAATTTGTGGATATGGATACCATCTCAACCAAAAAAGAGGATGAGATATTGGATATGTTACACTTCTTAGCAGCAATTATGTATAGACCAATCGTATCAGAAAAGTCAGAACACGACTTTGAGATTGAAAAGTATGATGTTAAGAGTATGAAAGTCCGAGCCGAACTATTTAAAAAGAAGTTAGATATAGTAATTGTTCTTGGAGCACAGTTTTTTTTTATCAACTACGCAAGGAGATATTCAGGGTTTTTCCAGCTGTCTTCGATCAAGACCTTATCAACATGGACGAAGATAAAGTTAGGATGGAAATTGAGGAAGATGATATGGGGAATAGTTTTCAAAAGACCTACGGATGGGTCGTTGTCGTCAATAAAATTACTGACAACGACTTTACGAAACACGAATATGTCTATCAAAGAAGTATAATGGAAGTACTTAACCAATTATCTTATCTAATCAATTATGATGAGGAGAGGGAAAGAATGATGAAAAAAGCACAAAATTCATAATACGGTTGAACGATTTTTATATTTATAATTGATGATGATACCAAATTACAAACAGATTATACAGGATTTAAGTGGGATAGCCTATTATCATCCACAAATCAACTCATTTGGTTATGGGGATATTACCCAAATCACGATGGATATAGAAACAAAACAGGAACCAGTATATACAAAAATGTATGTTGTACCTGGTGAAGTTGTTCTTGCACAGAATAGATTAGATTATAACTTCTCAATTATTATATTGGACCAGATTGATGATGATTTATCTAATCAACAGGATGTAATGTCCGATACTTTGGAGATTGCAAAAGACATATTTACCATACTATACCAATCGTACACAGCACAATATGGAGACTTTTCAATCTATTACGAACCATTATGGGGTCCAAATGTGGTTCCATTCTTAGAAAGATTTGAAACAATCTTAGGAGGATGGACATTAAACATAACATTAGAACAACCATTTGATTATAATACTTGTGTATTACCAATAACTGGTTTAACATTACCACCATCAACAAACCTTGTAAATTACAAACAAGTAATTCAAGATTTTAAAGAGATTGCTAGAGCACACGAACAAATCAATTCGTTTGGTTATGGAGATTTAGAACAATTAACAAATGATATTGAGACCGAGGTTGAACCATTATATTCAAGAATGTATGTGGTACCAGGTCTTGTTGAATTAAATCAAAACGAACTAATATATAATTTCCAAATAATAATTGCGGACCTATTAAATAATGACTACTCAAATCAGAGAGATGTTATGAATGACACTCTTGAAATTTGTAAGGACATTTTTACGGTATTGTATTTAAGTGAATATGAAAGTATGTGGAATGCAAGTGTTGTACCATTCCTTGAACAATATGAAACAGTATTGGCAGGATGGACATTAAACTTACAAATCACACAACCATTTGACTACAATAGATGTGACTTACCTGAAAGATCATTTGTTGTTACAAACAAGAAGTGGTACGAACTGGCCGAGTTATGGAACACAGTTGGAACTGATTGGAAAAATACATAAAAAATATGAACATATAACATGGGTAACTTAACTAATCTATACGTTTCAGAATCTTATCAAGGATTATTGAAACTTGCTAACTCAACTACTGGTGTAACAGGTACGTTACAATATGTACAAGATGGTCTTGGCAATAATATTCCTATTCAGGTATCAACATCATCTGTTGTCATCTCAGGTAGTTTCTACGGAGATGGTAGTGGATTGACGGGTGTTACAGCAACATCGTCATCTTACTCAAATTACGCGGTGTCATCTTCATACGCATCTAATGCAACTTCATCTTCATTTGCAAGTAATGCATTATCCGCATCATTTGCAACAAACGCATTATCAGCATCATATGCATCTAACGCTACATCATCATCTTATGCACTGAATGCAACATCTTCGTCATTTGCACAGAATGCTGTAACTGCATCAATTGCTAATGACTTAATCGTAGTTGGTAAGAACAATAACGCAAGTACTTTAACAAAAGGTACAATTGTAAGAATTGTTGGTGCGAATGGTGATAATCCGTTATTTGACACAGCAAGTTGGGAAGATGATGCAAACTCAGCAAACACATTAGGTATGTTGAGTGA